ATTATCCTGATAATACACCAATTGGTTATAAAAATAGTATAAATCAATCAATTAGTCTCCTCCAATCAATGCATGATAATGAGATAATTAAAGATGCAAAACCAGAATTTAATATCATATTGGAGGCTAATAGAGATAGGCTAAAAAATGAAAATATTATATAAAATGAATTTATAAATATGATGTGTTTATGAAGTTCTTTTAACTCAATTTGAGTTAAAAAAATCTATACAATGAATGACATATATACTAGTTACTAAATATAATTACATCTCTTCCGATGATGCTACTACCGCATATTTTTGCGACTCAATATCATATATTTGTAATTCAATATCATCTTCAAGCGGAAAATGCTTCTCATTTACCAAAAGTCGTATTGTATAAAATGAAGTAATTTCTCCATATATGACTTTTAAGATAGCAATGTCTATTTGTGATATAGTAACTACCACCATTAAGACAGACTTTAGAGATGATATCATCCACATAGCATTTGCAAAAAATTGCAATTCAAATCGAGTAAACCCATAAATCGTCTTCTCTGTAGGGTTATATATCCTAAACCCTAATACAGGATCTGCAATTTCTTTTATAATTACGTCTGTAATGACGACCACAGCAACAAATGCCTGAAAGCACCAATATTTAAGCCAATTATCAAGTTTAATGCCTAATATTTGTAAAGTAGGCGATGGGCCTGTTTGTAGATATGGGGATGATTTGTCACCAAATAGCATAATCACAATTGTTATAAGTGTTAAAAGCGCAACATTTGCAATTATGCACTTTTTTAGCCTCTCTTTATCCCTATCGACAGTATTGTTATCAGCAGTATCTCTATTAGCAGTATTCATAGTCTTTTTTCTATACTTATTTTTTAATAATATATTCAAATCTATTATATTATTACAATATAATATCATTCACATTTAAACTTAATTTTTAACAAAATAAAAGATCCAAAAAAATAAATGAAAATTAGTATATTATACAATATACATTTTAATCTTATTATTTGGGAATATATTATTTTTTTTATCATTATACGTTATTAATTTATAAAAATTATTATAGTATATATTTGCAATTTTTATGATATTAGTCAATTTATTTGGTTTTTTTATTTTCTCTTTATTGAGGATAATTTTATAATTTTTTAAAAATTGTTCATATTTTGTTTCTTTGGTAATATTTAACTTATCTCTATAAAATTTTTCATTTAAATTAAATTTATCAATTAAATAATGTGGCATAATAAAACATAATAGCCCATAATCATAATATTTATTTTTATTAAAAAATTGTACTTCTTTTGCAGATAAATGAAATGATTTATCTAAAACTAAACCATAATCAGTTAAATATATAATATTATTAGAATCAACTACAATATTACCTCCATGGGTATCAAAATGAATAATATTATTAGATTGCAAAAAGTGAAGTAATTTAAATGCTTGTTCATAAAAAGAATTTAAATTGGTCTTATTATCTAATAGCCATGTATGAACAACTTTAGGAAACCATTCAATAAATAATAGTATTCTATATTTTGATTTGCTTTTAGCATCTATATATTTTTTTATATTTTGATTTGAATTCCAATATTTAAAATCATCAAACTTTATATGTTTTGGATTTGTTTCAATAATTCTATAGTGATATAATAATGGAAAATTTATACATTCTCCACTTAATACATAATTTGTTGTTTTAATATGCATTAATAACTCTCTCCAACAATTTATACCATAGCTACCTATTCCATAATTATAATATAAAGGCAAATTAAATAGATTTGATGTATCAAATTTATTTTTATATTCCAATTCTGTTAATATAATTGACTTTATAAAAATTTTAGTATTATCTATTTTAATTGTTGTATTTTCACTATATGAAGATTTTGCAACACCTTCTTTTTTTTTAATTAGTTGTAATATTTCATTATCAGAAAGATAACTTAATTTTGTATTAATTTTATCATATTTTTCAACTCTATTCATCTTATATATAATAAAAAATAAATAAAAATTATCATCATAACAATTTATGCATTATCCATAAATCTATATCTGAAAAATTACCTTCTCCGGCTTTTAAAATTCTTATTTTTTTATATCCATTTTTTATATATAATCCTTTTCTTTCTGAATTATCATCAATTAAATATCCCCTATTAGTTCCAGCATGTAATAAAATATATTCATAACCATTGCTTTTTGCATATTCTTCTATTTCAACTAATAATAATGTTGCTAAATTAGAATATTTATCTGGTATACCATTACATGCTCCTGATATTTGTAAGCCTTTCTTCCCCCCTATTCCACCAAGTAATTCAAAATTACTCTCACCTTTATATAAATCTAAATCAGTTGATTTTATATATCCAATTATATCCTTTTTATATTGTGCTATCCAAAATATCTCATTTGGTTCTTTTATTTCTGGATTGAATTCATCTGATGGTTCACATACTTTTGTCAATTCTATTAAAATATCTCTATATTTTCTTAACTTATTATTATGTTCTATTTTTATTATTTTTGTATTTTTTTTAGTTAATATTATTTTACCGCCTGTAATATTATTTCTTCTTATTACATTTCCCATTTTTATTATATATATATATTTATTTGGATTTAAAAAAAAAATATAATTTATCTATCAATTTTTTGTAAAAGTAATTCTTCACTATCTTTATCATATATAGGATTGCTCCACATAAATAACCAATCATAATCACATACTTTTATATTTAATAATTTATCCATTTCTTCATCCGTTATATCTTTTTTTAACTCCATATCATTTATATATGTTAAATATTTAACAAATATCTTATGTATAGCAATTTTTTCAAAATTGTCATAAATAATATTTCCATTCTTCATTGGATAATATCTAACCCAATCAATATCATTGTGAATAAACCATTCGGGCAATTTATAATTTTGACGGATATATTCATAATTAGGATTTGACATATTTTATATTACTAAATATATACTTATTCAAATATATTTTCTAAAAAGTGTTTTAATCTGATAAAAGTGTTTTCTTTTTTAATTCATTAAAAATTTCTGATTTTGTCTTGTTAGTTGTTATTAATAAATAATCACAGATATAAATTTCTCTTAATTTAATATAATGGTCTTTGTCATCATCAATATTCATAGTATTAAATGTTTTTTTACAGAATTCAATTAAATCATTCTCATTTTTAAATTCATATTTAAAATATTTTATTAATAGTTTTTTAAATTTACTTCTATTTACAATTTCAATTTTATTTATATCATTATTACTACATTTAATATATCTATTTGAAAACTGACTAAATGCAAATACACCTCTCTGATCTCCTTTTTTTCTTCTTAGTTCAAGATTACGAGCCATATCTTTTAAATTTGTAAAAACATTAATAATATATAATTTTAATTTTTTTGACCTCATAAACTGAATAATTTCCTTTTGTGAAACATGATCAAATAATATATTTTTATGTTTAGCAATTGCATCATTTACCATATATTTAACAGGCTCATTATTATATATATTATCAGATTCACCATAAGTATTTTTAATTTTTTTAAATAATTTATCATAGCATAATCTTTTATCATTAAAATAATTATCAATCTGAAATAATAAAAAATTATTTTTGCTAAAAAATTTACATATAGTGGTCTTACCACATGAACTAGTACCATCAACTAGTATAAATTTATTCATTTTTATATACTTATTTTTTATAGTTATATATATATTTGAATAAAAAATATTGTCTCTTATATAAATATGTCAAAAATTACATTAAAACCCATAACATATGAAAATCAGTATTATATAACTAGTTTAAATTCTGGATATGATGGTGTATATACTTTCTTTTTTCTAAAAAGTGTTTTATAAATAATTCTATATAATTATATATTTGTATCTTATCTATTTTATCCCAATCTTTATTTTTATCTAACAAAAATAATTTCATCATTTTATCATCAAATATATATGCATTTATAGTAGTTTTTCTCGATAATATGGTTTTAGTTAATCTATGCACACCATCAACAATATAATTTTTATATACAATAATTGGATATTTTAAATCTGCATTTTTAATCCTTTTCATTTCATCTTTATATTTTTTTGGATCATTTAATACCATATTTGCCGAATAAAATATCTTTTTTTTAGGATCTCCCCATCCTTTATAATTTAGCGTTGCAGAAAATTGATCAATATTAACTTTACGACATTTTGGTTTAAATATATTAATATAGGCAAACATCATATCAACAGAATATATTTTTTTATTATCACTAAATGTTTGCGGCATCTTATATAATTAATATTTTTTAAATTATTTTTTTTTTTAGCTAATTTTTTGGTCAGCTTTTTTTTAAAAAAATGAAAGGCTTATTTTTTTGATCAACTTTTTTTTTAAAAAAATGAAAGGCTTATTTTTTTGATCAACTTTTTTTTTAAAAAAATGAAAGGCTTATTTTTTAAAAAGTGTTTTTGGGTAAAGCCTTTTTCTAAAAGGCTTATTTTTTGGTCAGCTTTTTTTTAAAAAGTGATTTGTATTTCTTTAGATGATCATCTGTTAATTTATTAAATTGTTTTATATTTTTAGTAACGAGAGGCGCTACTAATTTTTTGACATTAGTAAATGTAACATTATCAAATTTACCAAATTTTTCCATATCTATCCCAAATAATTCAACAAATAAGTTTTTTTGCTCACTTTCTGGTACAACGGTTAAACCGAATATTTTAACCATTTTATTTAATTGAGCCAGTGTTTTTGATTCAATCTCCATAAATTCTGGATAGCCTGGGTTCATATCAAATATAATTTCTGTATTGCCAATATCATAAATTTCTCTTACTTTTTCATAATACACAGTTTTTATACAACCAAGTAGCAATATCATATCTACTCCATTTTCAAAATTATCTATAACAATCTCAGTCTCTTCGGCAAACCCATCAGAAGTTGGTATTTTAATAGTCATTGTAATTTTAAAACCCTCATCTCTTACTCTAATATATGCTTTCTTATTATCATCTTGGCGATCTTTACCCTGAAAGGTCTCAGAGAGCAATGAGGTTGGCAATTTAAATTGTTGAACTCTAAATAAAAAAGTGCCTTTATAAATGCCTTTTAATTCTTTTATTTTAGCAATAACTTTAGATTTATTATAATCATAAAATTCATATTCATATTCTTTTGGCATTTAACACTTTTTACCGGTCTACAAGACTTTGTCTTTTTGACCTCCAAAAAGCTGACCAAAAAAGATTATTTTGTAATAATATCAAAAAATTAATTATATATAATTGCAATATAAATATAAAACACTTTTTAAAAAAAGTATATCAAAAAATTAATTATATATAATTGCAATATAAATATAAAATATATAATATAAATTACTAAAAATGTCATTAGAAATTGAAGCAGCCACTGCGTAGGCATTGCCTATGGGACTGTGATCACAGTCCCCAACCGATCTCTATGGAATGAGTTTTTAGATGTTAACATAAATAAATTAAGAAAATTATTAAAAGCAAATAAGGCAAAAAAAGTGCATAAGATGGTAATGTATGCCATTGCATAGGCATCGCAGATGGGACTGTGTACACAGTCCCTTAACCAACCTCTACGGAGTGAGAGATATGTATTTCATTTATTATCAAAAGAGGAAAAGGGATATATAAGAACACGGCAAGAATATAATAAAGTTACTATAACTATAAAAAAATATCCAGAAAATTCTAAATTTGCCACAGAGGATGAAATTGAAGTAAATTCTTCATTTGAAGATACTAAAAAGTTTTTATTAGCACAGGGCTTTAAAGGCCATTGCATAGGCATCGCAGATGGGACTGTGACCACAGTCCCTTAACCGACCTCTACGGAGTGAGAAAGGCATACCAAGAAACATTGCGCGAAAAGTGGTCATTAGGTGAATGTTTAGAAATTGCAATTGATACTATTCCAGGAATACCAACCTATGTAGAATTAGAGTGCAAGAATGAAGCAGCAATAAAAAAAGTTGCAAAATTATTAGAATTAGATTATTCTAAGGCAGAATATGGGCCATATGATAAACAGTTTGTAGATTATTATGGAGTTGATAAAAATAATATTAATAATATAATCTCTAGTTTAACATTCTCAAATATAGATAAAGAACTACAACTATATATAAAGATATGTTATTAAAGGTAAAAAATGATCAATTAAAATTAATAAAACGCTTTTTACCGGAATATGAGACTCCGTCTCTACTTCCTCTAAAAAGCCGACCAAAAAAGATTACTTTATAATATATCAAAAAATACTTTTTACCAGTTTACAAAACTTTGTCTCTCCTTTAAATTTTTTGAATAAAGCCGCTTAAAAAAGTGTTTTTAAAATTTATCTACATTTAATCGCCTTCTATTAATAGTATTTCTACAAATAGGACACTCTTGAGTTGCAAAATATTCATGCTCATCATAATCTAAATGCTTAATTTCACGTATCTGCTCTTGACATCCATGGCATAATGAATGATCACATTCTGTTTTGTTCATAGTCTCATCCCCGCAAACTGAGCATTCATCATATTTAAGTCTAACATGATCAAAATCAAATAACTGCATAAATGCATTTTTCTCTTTTATACTAATACTATTATCAATTGATAATTTACCACTTAATTTATCAAATTTCATCGCTTTTATAGATTTTATTACTTTTTGAATTGCATCAATAAAATCTTCTATGGTATATTTATATCCTCCAATACTATTATGTGAAATAAATTGTTTATAGTACATATGATAACTAAAATTATAAATAATATTACTATCAATATATAAAATAATAGATTTTCTTGATTTAGTAATATTTAATTTTGCATTTACTGGAATTTCATCAATTTCAAAAAATGGTAATCTATATATAAAATTATCAGAAAAATGCTTTGAGTCCTCATTTAATGTATTTAAAATAATAGAAGCTAATTCTTGTAATTCATATTCTACTTCAGATTCTTTATCTGAATCTGCTTCTTTAGTTACATCTACACTTTCTTTTTCTAGTCTCAACATATTAGGAGCTAAATTTCCTAATTCTTCTCTATCCACAGGTATACTTGTTTCTTCTAACTCTGACATCATTTATTTATAATATAAGAGATAAAATATCAAATTCAAATATAAAAATGCTTTTTACCAGTTTATGAGATTACATCCTACAAAATGAGTCGCTAAACTAGCCTATCTGACTATACCAACTTTGTATTGCCAAAAAAATAAAATAAGCTTTTTTAATATTATTATAAAGTAATCTTTTTATAAAAAGTATTTTTGGATCAGCTAGGCGAGTATAGCGACCCATTTTATAAAAAAGTGAATTATTCTTCAGTGTAAAATAATTTAATAATTTCTAACATTTTATCAGTTTTAGTAGACAGCCATTTATCAATTTCTTTTTTTAATTCATTTAATCTAAATCCCCATTCTATCCTTTTAGATTTTCTAATTACTGATAAGCTAGTTGTTTTATCAATCTCCCAACAAGATGGAATATTTTTTCCATCTTTTTTATATTTATCTGGGTTAAATTTAATTACAACAAGAGGTCTATGATTTAAATCTTTAGATAATTCCATAAGTCTTCTATTTTCACAAATAGATTCATAATGAGAATGCTCATTTTCATCAATTTCTATAATAATTATTTGATCATTACTTTCAGTAATATCTGCACTTGCAGCATCATATGCAGTATCTAATAATAAATCTGGCCTTCTTCTTGAACAGCCACCTTTAATTACTCTATCTTCAATCCAATTTAAATGAGTATATGTTGTTTTTATAAAATCCGCAACAGCTTTTTCTTTAGTTTTGTAATTTCTAACTCTTTCATCATTAGGAAATAAATTGACAAAACAATAGAAGCAGTGCATATCAAATTTTTTATTTGCTCTTGTTAAGCATAATGGTGTCTTGCATCTCTTATGTCTAATATCTATCATATCACCATCTTTATGCTCTATACACATTAAACCATTTTTAAATTCAGGTTTATTAAAAATAGGATTTTTATTACATTTTTCACATTTTTTTGCAAAAATGTTAATCATTCCTTTTTCTTTATCTTTATTACAAAATCTACCTTTTACTTCTCCAGCCCAATTATACATTGGTCTTTTATCATTACATTTTTCACACTTTCTTTTATCTAATACATTTACCATACCACGCGATGCATGAGTTTTACAAAATAATGCACTAGATTCTCCTTTTTTACCAAAAGTTGCTCTTTTTGGACAAACTACTTTATCTGTTTTACATAAATTATTAATATTAGAAATATCTACCATACCAGTAATTTTATGTTTAATGCAATAAAGCCTAATAGTTTCGCCTAAATAGTTGCAACTTGCAGTAGTATTGCACTTTTCTTCAGTTTTTTCATCTATAAAAATACATTTATTATTTTTTAAATTTTCCATATTTGGTAGATAGTGTTTACTACAAAATTGCACATGTTTACTACCTTTAATTCCATAACTTGCATGAGTATTACAATTAGTATGTTCACATTTTTTATGTGTTAAATCTATTGCATCATCAGGGCTATGAAATGAGCAATATTCTGGTTTTCCATTATTACCAAAAGACGCAATATTTGGACAATCGCCTTTAATACATACTCTATATCTTTTTGCAACAGTTGCTGCTACTTCAATAGTCATAGCTTCAATGATAGTATCATCAACTAAATTATTATTACATTCCTGAGCATATATTAATAATTCACCATCAGAATCATATTCTTTATTCTCTTCATCAGAATCATATTCTTTATTCTCTTCATCAGAATCATATTCTTTATTCTCTTCATCAGAATTATCATCATTAAGAGAATTTTCTATACTTTTACCAATACTACTTAAATCTTCCATTTTACTTTTTATATATCCCATTATTTATATATTCAAATATAAAAAAAAATGTTATTTCAAATAGTTAAATTATTGGTTTAAAACACAGAAAAAGGCCTTACGTTGAATATCTAAGCACAGCACTGCCGTCAGAAATTAGCAAGAAATTAATTGCAATAGCAACAGCAATGAAATTAACCTTTCCATTGGTATTAGAGACATATACGGAAACCGGATTAACATAAGTCTCTCTGGCTCTGCTGATGTTAATGTGACCACTTGGTTGATAGTTGCCAGGAAATAGCGCAAAGTTGATGAAAAGAACACCAAGATCCTCTGGAGTGGTCATACATAGAGTTCCAAAGTTATAAGGCATATATGCATTATAGAAAGCAGATGGGAAGTTATCAAAGATGGAGATACCATGAGAAGTGAGTGATAGACTATCAACAGTGGGTACAGATAGCCAATATTTATCACCAGTAACAGAGTGCTGAGTTCTAGATACATCACTAGTTTGTGACCCAGTTATAGGAGTTGCACTAGGTAACTCAGTATGGTGATTATGAAGAAGAGTTGCAGATGGATTAGCATTAATCTGCTTAGTCATTCTGTGCCAATCTCTCCATGAATTAGCATTTTGGGTGGTATTAGTATTCCAATTTGGCTGAAGGGCAATGAACATATATTCAATTGGCCACTTTAGCTGAGAAAGTAGGATGTCGGAAAGTGAGCTGCCATTAATGTTTGAAAATTGTTGGCGGAAAACTCTGATAAGCGAAAATCCAATTCGCTTAATGTAGATATCATGAATTTCAGGATTTACAAAAATATTGTTAATATACAATTCTGCACTGATTGCATCTCTAACAACTAGCTGATTGACTGATAATTCTGGGAAAGTAATACCTGGGATATTTGTCTCACCAGTTTTACTATTTAAATAGCTGCTCTCACTACTCCATGGGTAGTATTTGATTTCGGTGGTGTTAGGTGAAAAGTTAGTACCAGAAAATGTAGTTGGACTATCTGCATCATAAATAGTTGTTACTTTGAGGTAAGCACCAGCAACTTCAAATAGCAAATTACCATTACTGTTTGACTGAGTATCTGCCAATGTGATATTGATATATCTTTGACCAAATGGAATAGCAACTGAAGGAACTGCAAGATTTACATTGTTATTGAACCAAAAATTCAACTTAATCCACATTTCAAGAGGACTTTGGACTGGTTTTGGAGTTTGAGGACCATTGTTGAAAAACAATAGACTCTGTGAAACATCAGTTTGGCCACCAGAATAAGTTTTAGGATTTACAATATCTTTTGGTTCAGATGGATCAAGATATGTCCATACTGTCTTCCCTGTGTGTTGGACGCTTGGAGTTCCTGGAACATTTGATAATAGATTAGGAGAAAAGTTATTAACAGTTCGCTCAAAAGGACTAATTTGATTTCCTAATAATCCAAGATTTTGTTGATATTCAGGATCAATCACTGAAGATGATAATAGCCCACCTTGTCCTTGAATTGGAACTTGTTGCCCAATTAATCTATTATACCCAGTTCTTTTGTTAGTGGTTACCCAATATTTCTCAAACATAACAGATGCAAAGGTATTATAGCTATCAAGAGGATTTCCATTTACATCAAATGCAACATTGCGCAATAAAAAGTTTCCAGGATATTCACAATATCTAACAAAATTTCTGATACCTTCCTGATTTATTGGTAATCCAGTTGAACTATCTTTTTCAAAAATATTTCCAAAAGGATCTACAAAATCATATTTAATTGCACAATGCAATTGTTTATCCTCACTAGTTCCATTAAATAGTTTACCACCATATTGACTTGTCATATTTGAAACAACATTTGAGCCAGTTAATGCTCTTCGAACAAATTGAAGAAATGGATTTTTGCGAGGATTAGCACTATCGCCTTGATCTATAAGTTCGACAACTGTTGGAAATTGGACTTGGGTGCCATGAACTGCTGGAAGAGTTATATGGAATACCATATCATAGAAAAAATCTCCAAATTGAGGAATGCTAAATAAAATACTATTTCCAAGTGCAGGAGATCCAGATTGTGGCTTAACTTTATTATATTCAAATCCAATTGCTGCATATGGCTTAAAGTGCGCATTTACATATAAAATATGAGTTCTTTCAATATCTACTAAAGTTGGAGTAAAATCAGCCTTGCCTGCTGCTTTTCTTGCAACCATAATATCTTTAATTCTAGAATTAAGAAGTTGAGTTGCCAAAATCATTCGATCGGCCTTTCCATCATTACAAATGATCTTAAAAACACCACCTGCTGACATTTTTTAGTCTGGTGATAAAATTTAATTATTTAAATAGAATTTATTTTTTTAAATATTTTATATATTATATATTTATATGTTTTTATTTTTTAATAAAAAAAATAATTATTAAAAATGATTACTGCAAATAAATTATCTAAATTATCGGTAAAAGTAAGAGAATTAGAAAATGTTATAAAAGAGCATTTATATATCATAGATGAAAAAATGTTAAAAGCTGATAAAAATTGGGGGCGAAATGTGATTGCACATGAGTTGCCAACTATATTTGTTATTCCCGGAATTGATAGAAAAGATTCTCAAAGAATGGTATATAGCTCTATTTTAAAAAATTTACAAAAAAGAGGATTTACTGTAAGAATATTAATAGAGGCAAAAAAAACTATGATATATATATCTTGGGTATGTGAATATTCTTATGATGAATTAGAATCTATGGATGCGGTTATTAGAGATACTCGTATTTTAGGCGGCGAAGTTGAAGATTTTATAAATAAAAAAATATAAAAGGGGGGCCTGCATTACCCCAATGTTTGTTTTTTTTAGTAAAGAGATACTAAATAAATAATATGTTATTACGCACTATCAACGTATTGGCAAGTAATGTACATAACAATGGCAGTAGCATTATCTGCAGACCTCCCAAAATTCTTCTTGGAGTAGTGAGCATTTCGTTGTATAAAAGATAATGCTACCCTCTGAGCACCATCAGCTCCTTCACTTACTGCTTTTAAGCAAGTAGCATCTAAGACAAACCTAGACACGTCTGCATATAGCCAGTTATCCCAAACACCATCTGTTGCCAAAACAAGACAAAGCATTGGTGGTACACCCGTTGCACTATCGCCTTCACTAGATGAAGAGGAAGACGATGAAGAAGAGGACGAGGATGAAGATGAAGATTCTTCTGTATCCATCTTAGATGCAGTAGCAGTAGATGCAGCCGTAGCAGCAGTAGCGGCAGTAGCAGCAGTATGTGCATCCATTGCTGCAAATACCTTATTTAGTTCAATTTTTTGCACTTCTGGCATATTAGTAACACCATATGTAGAAAGGCACAAATCTCCCAGTGACCTTGTAAATGCAAGGGCAGCTTGAAACCTTGCAGTATGTGGTGTTGATACTAATGATGCCCATTCTTTGCGAACGTTCTTGTAGTATTTACCTTTATTTGTAACCCGAGGAATACCTTCTAGTGAAAGGTCAAACACAGGTGGGCAGTGAATTTTATCCACAGAAGGGGAATCATACACAACCAATAATGCTGGCTGCTTAGGATCATCATCTCTTTGTTTAAAGTCTCGCAGTCTCTCAAACTCCTCAGGGCTCTCAGGGGAGTGTTCTCTAGTGATTATAATTTCACCAGATAGTGTAGTATCGGCCGATAGCTCTGCATCTATTTCTGCTACCTTAGCCTCATGTTTTTCAATATTATCAATTGCTGAATCTCTAACATAGTCTATCATAGATCTGGATAGCGATGGTATTGTACTACATAGCATACCAGTGCTGTCCCCAACATTGGCAATGTAGAGTGTACTGCCAACTAGCGCAACAATACTGCATGACGTTCCACCATGCACACAGGCCCACACTTGAACAGACGACCTGCGCTTTAGCAAGTATGGAGCTTGTGGATCTTCCATAACCTGAAACCCTTGGCTTTCAAGCTCTGACTTGAATGTGGCCTTAATGTGGTCTTGTGCAAGTTCGTGCGCTTTTATTAGCGTTTGCACAGGATCACTTGCAAGCTCTGTAAAATTCTCTTCAAAGAATCGCAAAAGCCTTCCCTTTGCTGCAACTGCAGCTATACGTCCAACCTCTCGACCATGACCATCTAGGACACATAGAACGCAAAGCTTTTCTGTAGGGTGAGACCAGACAAAACACTCGTCTTGGTTCTCTCTGCCCCCTCCTATATCTGTTTCAAATCCTATATTTTTTTTAAATTTTGGTGCTACCCCTTCATTAGGGTCAACTTCTGGTGTTACTCCTTCATTAGGGTCAACTTCTGGTGTTACTCCTTCACAGCTAAACTGATATGTCGACATGTTGATATTATCCTTTTTTGTTATATAACTATATTAAAATTATTATCAAATATGTTATGCTTATTTTTTGCATTAAATTTTAAAAACTTATATAATATATAACATTATGCATTATTTAAGTTTTGATTGTGCAACAAAAACCTTTGCTTATAGTTTAAGTTATGTAAATTTGGATATTAGCCATATTTTAAAGGATTTTATACAGGATCTTCAAGGAGAGCAAGGAGAGCAAGGCATACAATCACTAGTGCATAAATACTATTTAAAAATGAAATCAATCATTTATTTGATGGATGGTGCGGTGGTGGATTTTTTTCCAAATATTCCGGATAATAAAATTAATACAGTTGATAGAATACAAAAAATGTCAAATTATATAAAAGATACAATTATACCAAAAATTAATGATATTCCTGATATAGAAATATTTATAGAATTCCAAATGGGATCTAATCATAAAGCTAGAATGATATCATCCGCATTAATTGCATTATTTTCAAAATATAAAGTAAGATTAATTAATCCAAGTTTAAAGAATAAGGTATACGTCACAGAAGAGGGAAAGCATAAACATTTTATAAAAAAATATACTAATTTATATTCCGCTAATAAAGAACATGCTAAATACAATTTTGCATTAATTGAAGATATTTTTAAATCTGATATACCACACACAAAAAAAGCAGAAAGAGGTCATATTGCAGACTCATTTATGCAAGTATTGGGATATTTATTATATTTAAAAGATATTTGATAAGGTCAATGAGTTTTTTAAAAAAAGACTATTATCAGTACTAATAATAGTCTTCATATATTGGATTATAATATTTTTTTTTATTAGCCACTACAGCACATAAAATACAAATTAATATAATTAATATTATAAATAATAGTACTTTTAGCATAAATGCATTATTATACATATAATTATTATTTGCTGCAAACGTATTTACAAAATTATTTTTACCGCCATGCAAATTAGCCCCTAACCATTGTATATTATTTCCTTCTTGTTTTATATATTTATCATTATCAATAGATGATGCACTATTAAATTCTTCAGGAAATTCATTCCATACAGTTGAATAAAATATATTTGCATTTTCTGCTCTATCGCTTGTTACATATCCGGCAAAATGCGGATGTGGATATGCAATAGATGGATATGCAATAGGTAAATTATTTAGTAATGGGTCTCTATTTAGTAATGGGTCTCTACTATGCGGAAATTGGTCTCTATTTAGTAATAGTTCTCTATTTATATCCCTATCTCTACTATGTGGAAATGGTAAATTAGGCAAAAAGCCATCTTTTTGTAAATGAGAATTTGATTTTCCATACACTTCTATAGGTATATTAGCAGGTACAGTTTTATTAGTATTATTGCTATTCATAGGAAAGTGTATATTTAAATCCTTTGCACTATTTTGAGGTGGCAAATATGACATATTTGGAATTAGAGGAATTGGAAGATTTTGACTTGAAGTACTTGAAGGCATATTGTCTGGTTTTGATAAGTTATAGGTCATTATTGCACCATTTAATCTATTGTGTAATCCATTGGGTAATCCATATTTAAGGTCATTATCTATTCCATTATCCTCATCTATAAAAATACCATCAAAGTCATTATAATCATTAGTGTACTGATCTGCTGTATAATAATTTTCATATTTATAATAATCAATATTAGACATTAAAAAGTATTATTTATAAAATGGCTATATATATTAAATAATACTTTTTGTAAAAATATATATTGTTTTTTTAATTAAAATTATATTAAATAATTTTATATTAATTAAATATTTAAAAAAGTAAATTATTAAAAATATAGAATTTATAAAATAAAATGTTACATGCTCCAAGATTAGATGCTGCAAATATTGCCGGTATCACATCGCTAATGAATCCCCAAAATATTAGGCAGGGGGTTGATTTAGAAAAAATTGAAAAAGATATTATGGGGAAAAAAGAGGAAAGGAAGCACTACGAAACTGATCCAGTAAAATTATATACTCAAGAATTAAATCAGTTAGCCGAGGATTTAGGAATCGAATTATTTGATGATGATTGTCAAACAGATAATAATAGATCTGGGCCAGTTGGTGGAAATTTTAGTAGTATGGTAAAGCCAATTAAATTAAATAAATATTATGATGATAATACATCAGGGTCATCAAAGTCTTCAAGGTCTTCAGGGTCTTCAAGGTCATCAAGATCATTAAGATCATCAGGGTATTCAAGATCATCAAGGTCATCAAGATCATCAGGGTCATCAGGATCTTCAGGATCTTCAGGGTCTTCAGGGTCGTCAAGATCTTCAGGGTCGTCAAGATCTTCAGGGTCATCGGGGTCATATTCGGACTCAGGTAGTTATGATTCGGATGAATATACAGATGCTTCAGAATCTACAAGATCACGCCGCCATCGCCGTGATAAAAAAAAATATTCACGACATTTAGATCCAATTCCAGAGAATCGCCAACATATAAATAATGTTGTTAGTAATATTCGACATGATACCTCTACGGCTGTAGGTGAAGAGAGAGAAAAAATTAGAGATAGTAAGGCGTCAAAATTAGAACAAATTGGGCAACTAAGATTAACTTTAGAAGATGAGGGTATTGATTGCTCTAGTGTTACTAAACCTAATATGGATAGCCATATGGATGAAATTGATGCAGTTATAAATATATTAAGATTAAAAAATGATCGCAATAGATATTCTACTATTGCTGAAGAGGTAATTTTGGGAATTGCTGAAGGTATTGAGACTGTATTTGATGGCTCAAGGAGAATTCCGGTATTGGGGTGGCGCCCTGATTATACTGGATACCACAATACAGTAAATGTAAAACTACATAGAATGCGATTTGAAACCTCACAAGTTGTAGGGGCCATTATTGAAAAACATAAAATTGGATCTTCAGCAAGAATTGCCCTAGAGCTCTTACCTAGTTTTCTATTATACCCAAGACAGCAAAAAATGCAAAAACAAACTCCAAGCTTATATGATAAAATGTCTGATAATACAATTGATGATGCAAGGGGTGCGTATAATAGTATTCGCAAAGCTGAAGAGAAACAAAGTTTATATGATGCTTTAGATATTTAAAAGAACTTTTTTAAAAAAAAGTTCACAAAAAAAACCACTGCGTAAGTTTTTTTAACTCAATTTGAGTTAAAAAGAACTGCGTATACAGTCCCTATAATCATCGCTCTACTTTTTTTAAAAAATATTTGACAAAGACAAAACTTTACTATTCAAACAAAGTTTGAATTAAAAACAAAGTCTCTTTATTTAGCCCAAAACGCTTTTTTTTTCACTTTTGTACATTTAAAATGTTGAGGTATAAAATTTAGTTATAAAATGGATATAAATTCTTTTTTATTTAAATATATATTTATATATATTTAAATCTAAAAATGATATTATTAATACTATTATTTATTTTAATATTAATATTAGTTTTTATCATATTATCATTTAATAATAAATATAAATTTGATCATAAAATATATATTGGCGGAATTCGTCAAATATCTGACATAGATTTAAATATTGGAATTGAAATTGAAGCCTGCTCAAAAAATAATATAAAAATATTAAGACATTTTAACAAAACAAATGACTTATCAATATCATGCAAACCTTTATATTTTACAGAAGAGCAAAAATATAAATTACATCCAATAGAATATGTACTGAGTCATTTTATTAGTGGTAATAGATTATTGGAAAATTTTGAAAAATTTACAAATAATTTTGATGTGGATTATTCAAGCATAAAATATCCAACATTACGTGATGATATAATTGAAATACAAAAAGAAACATCTATTGTGAGAATAGATTCTGGAACAAAATATGTAACACCAATTATGTGTGATAATATAAAAATAAAAGATATATCAAATATATATAGAAATCTATATACATGTGGTTTACATTTTCATGTAAGCTCACATCAAATTTTATTTGATAATTTTGGATTAGTATTTTTAATAAATTTATTATTATTATGGGCACAATCATATCAAGAGATGTTTTTAAATCGTTTTTTATATCAAAAAACAATACATAGTATATCATATTCAAAACCTTTAATAATATCTGAGGATTTTATTAGTGAATTTTTTGCAATTAAGACTAGACTAATTACAGAAGAATTGTCAGATGAAGAAAAAATAGAAATATTAAATAATCTTAGAGATGAAGAAAGGCCTTTTTTAACCGTTATTAATGATGATACTACATTCATACATGTGGAATTTAGAGGACTACTACCTTGGAATTTAGATATTCAAATTCCAGATTTTATAAGAGAATTAAAAAAAATGTATATTGAAGTATATAATATAACAGTCGAAGAATATAATAGATAACTTTTTTTTAAAAAAGTTCACAAAAAAAACACTGCGTAGGTTTTTTGCTTTGCTTTTAAAAAAAATAAAAGTAATTTTTAAACCATCTCAGATAAAAAACTTAAAACTCGTCTCTTATGTAGACCATTTGAGCTTTTTGCATTCATTACTTTAAGTAAATAAGCCAAGCTATTTGGCACTACTGTCGCTTTACAGCAAGCGGCAAAAAATGTAAGAGCTGGCGACCTATTGCCTCTATTTACTCTTTTTTGCATCAAATATTCACATCTTTCACGACATTTTTCTTCATCCCTATTTACTCGTTTATAATTATACACATAGTCATTACTATCTCTATCTGTAGATAAAAAACTTGAAATATGCATTGACTTTGTTGTAAGTATTTTGACAAAATTACTACTTTGTATAGGTGGTACGCCCACCATTTCTTTAGCTTTAGAACAAGCAGCTGCAAATATAAGAAGAGATAATCTTTCTTCTATATTTAGTAATAATTGCTCAAAGACAAAATTTCTCCTATATTTTTCTATATCTTCTTTGTAGCTTTCGGCACAAATATCATTTTTACATATAGAACCACTGCAAATAATAGTCCCATTTTTAGATTTTATATAAAAAGGACCTACTGGTGCACATCTTGTCCAAATTCCACAAAATCTACAGTAGATTTTTCTATCAATCCAATTATTAGGACCGCGATGGACAATTTCTCCATTTTCTAACATTAGCATAGATATGCTAAACCCATTTTCTTTATTAGGCTTAATAACTTTACGCATTTTTATACTAATATAATATAATTATCAAATTTAGTCAATTTTTGCACACTGTGCAGAGTTGTTACAATGTGCAGAGTCATTGCAATATGCAGCTATTACCATTAATGGAGGCATTACAATTATTGCAATAATTGAAGGAAATATTAAGTATAGGCATAATAGATATCCAATAAGTGCACATCTACATATTGCCAAAAAGGCAAACATAATGACAATAATTAGGGGTATCATAGATATTAACAAAAGAAGGCAAAAGCGCATATTTATATTCATATTTATATTCATATTTATATTCATATTTTTTTATATAATTTATATAATTTATATAATTTATCAAATATCATCAACCATATTTGATAATATATATATATATATACAAAAATGGAAAAAAGAATTGGACCAAAGATTGGACAGTTTAGTGGAGTTATTTATTATGCTCTAAGAAGCTGCACATTATATATTTCATTAATTTGGAATGGGCTTATATTATTTCAGAATGTTAAAATGAATGGAATGGAATGGAATATGTATTGCAATATTGCATTTGATATAGAGAGAGCGTGTAGTGGCTGCGGATATGATAGTTATAGAGATCAGCTACAACAATCTATCGATACAGTTAATACTATTATACGTAATATATCTATGAATAGCGAACTGGGTACAAATATTGCATCAAGTGGTGTGAGATGTGAAATTCTTATTTCTGATTTGAATCAATTAATAGTTAATACTATTATTTTAATTTATTTTGGAGAAGTTGAAAATAATGAACAATGTGGATTTTTAATACAATGTGGCAATCAGATATATGGGAGTGATGAATCTAATTTTTCTAAAGAGGTATTAAGTAAAAGATTTCTTGATTATCTGAAACTTATAGAAGATGCACCATTTGTATGTATTTGTTGCAATAAGCGATCTGGCAATAGTATGTGCACATGTGAATGTGGTCTAGCAACGTATTGTAATAAAGAGTGTCAATTATCAGATTGGAAAAATCATAAAAGCTTATGTCCTAAATCAACAAAAAATAAAGCAAAAGCAGAAGCAGAAGCAAGAGCAAGAGCAAGAGCAAGGGCAAAGATAGAAGCAGATGCAAAAGCAGAAGCAGAAGCAGAAGCAAGAGCAAAAGCAGAAGCAGAAGCAGAAGCAGAAGCAAGAGCAAAAACAAAGACAAAAGTGGAAGCAAGAGAGAATGATATATCAGAATTGAACCCAATACTTTGCTCAAATTTAGATTGTATAAACATTGGTAGCTTGCAGTGTGTTAAATGTAAATGTACAAAATATTGTAGTAGAGAATGCCAAAAACAAAATTGGAAAAAGCATAAAAAAATATGCATTATAAAATCCAATACTGATTCTAATTCTGATTCTAGTCAGAATCAGGCCGAATTTTGATGGCAATAAATTGTTGAATATTTGCCATAATCAAAGTTCTTAAAAAGATATATATCTCTTCTGCATGCTTTGGATCTTTTACGCCAAGTATATTAATTTTACCCCGTTGAAAAATCTTTACAGTGGCTATTCTTCCTTTTTTTGGGCCAACCTCTGTAGAAAATGGAATAAATATAAAAGAAATATATTTATCATTATTTTTTAGCTTTGTATCTAATATTAAAAAAGGTGGCAAAATTAATTTATCCCACTTTGAAAATGAATTTTTTTTATGGACTGGTAATAAATATTCTAATTCTGGCATTAAGGTTGTCATCCCATCATATAAGTATCTATCTTCTAATAATTGAATATATTCTCCAATGGAATTTAAATTAAACAGCATTCTAGGAGAAATATTTCTTAAAGATGTTTTATAATTTATCATAATAATAGAAATTTCTTCAATTTTGCATATTTTATCCGCTATATCGCCTTTACCCACACTGTCAGCACTATCGCCTTTATCGCCTTTATTTGCTATGGTAATATTAGCACTGTCTGCACTGTCGGCAATATTAGCACTGTCGGCACTATCGCCTTTACCCACACTGTAGGCACTATCAGAGCTATCTGCATTATCGACAATACTTGATTTTTCCCCTCGTTGCGCAAAATTAATATAATTTATTAATTTATTTACTAATTGCACACCATCGGTCAAATCTGGTCTTATAATTCCAGGTATTTGTATCCTCCCAGTACTTGGATATAATTTAATTTTATATATCTTAATATTTGTTTTTGCATTTTTTTTAATAGCTTTATTAGCATTTAAATATTCTTCAATAGTGCTATCTAGTAGTAAATTAAGCTGTATTGCAGAATGAAAAATAGTTTCATCGCCTTGAGATTGTCTCTTTTTTTGATCATTATTTTTTCTTTTTTTACAATTTAATTTTAATTCCTTCTCACACCCTTGCTGACAAAAATGTTCATAATTTGTATTTACTGCTAATATAAAATGCGGGAGATGTTCCATTAAATTTCCATTTAATAAAGCTATTTCTGCGAAATCATCTTTAACTTTTTTAGTAAAGGCGCTCATAGTATAATCAAAATTGATAATTTTTGAACTTTGAGTACAAACAAATAAATTTAAAGGCTCTAAAATATTATCGCCCAAACCAAGTAATTGCTCATATATGGTCTCATCGTCTATATCAAGGCGCCTTGCTTTGATAGCCGCTTCTATTTCGTCATCCGAGTCATCCTCATCTTTCCCCATATTCTCTTCTTCCCCCATATTCTCATCTTCTTCATAATATTCTTCGTCATCTTCATAATATTCTTCGTCATAATTGTGCATATTTGATATATTTGAATACAGTATATTGAATATATAGAACTAAAAAATATAGTTTATATATTTAATATATTGATAATTTCAAATATAATTATAGTTTATAACTAATTATTTGTTTAAATGGAAGATTATAATACACCATTATTGAATATACCAAATATATTATTTTTAAAGGGGATCTCTGAAGAAGATTATATATCTATAGATGATAAAGCTAATGAGAAATATACACAAAAAGGCATAGAGGAATTACATAATTATACTATGTATAATAAAAATAATATTAAATTTTTATCAAATGAAAAATGGCCAAATAAGACAAATTTACATTGTTGGAATTGTGATTTTACATTCGATAATGATTCTATATTTATTCCAATATATATAAAAGAATGCATTACAGGTGGGCTAGAATTTGGAATTAGAGGAAATATGTGCTCATTTAATTGTGCAATGAGTTATATCTTAGATAAGACCGCACAGGGCTCTGCTGAAAGGTGGAAATATATAAATAATTTAAAAATATTATATTTTATAAAAAATGGCATTCATATTAGTGATATAAAACCCGCTCCTGATAAATTTAATTTATTAAAATATGGTGGTAGCTGGACAAATGATATGTTTTTAGAAGAACTTAAAAAACTAAATATATCCAAAGAATTAAAAATGCCTAATTTGGAAAATGCTATTGTTGAAAGAGAAAAAATTATATCTATTGTAAAAAATATTATTAATGTTAATAAACAAACTATTAGAGTAGTGGAAGAAGATATTGAAGATGATTGTATTATCTGTAATGGAAATAGAATTTCTTTAGGGGTGCATAATATTTGGTCATTAAGCAGTAGTAAAGAAGTATTACCTAGTATGGAAGTATTGCCTATTGGCGAAGTACTGCCTAGTATGAAAGTATTGCCTAGTATGAAAGTATTGCCTAGTATGAAAGTATTGCCTAGTATGAAAGTACTGCCTAGTATGAAAGTACTACCTAGCAAAGAAGCTGTAATTAATGAAGGCGGAGATGATAATTTTGATTTTAATAAATTTTTATTAGAGGAAATATTTAAATAAGTAAGCCTTTTAGAAAAAGGCTTCACCCAAAAAACACTTTTTACCGGCCTACAAGACTTCGTCTTTTTGGCCTTCAAAAAGCTGACCAAAAAAGGTATTGGGTAAAATAAAGTTTCTTTTTTTTTTAAAATAAGTCAGCATTTTAAATGCGCAAAGGTGTAAAAAAAAGGTGTAAAAAAAGTATTTTTTGGGTGAAGCCTTTTTCTAAAAGGCTCTTTTAAATAACTCCTCTATTTATTAAATTTGCAAAAAGCATATAAAAAAGTATTAAAAAAATACCTTGGATAATAACTCCTAAGCAGGTCGGATTACCATTATTAATACATTTTTTTCCAAATAAACTTAATACGCTATTTTTAAATAATATACTTGATATAAAAATATAAAGTAAAAATAAAATAATTACTAATTTAAATGTGCTCATATTTGCATTATGTTTTTTTTTATTTAATACTGTATTTATATTAATATAATTACCATTTGCCTCATCAGCAATTTCGTCATCATTTTTTTTTAGCAATTTTTTAATTGGTATTTTATTTATAATATTCATTTTTGTGAATTTTTGTGAACTTTTTTTTAAAGTCTTTTTTTTTGTGAACTTTTTTTTTAAAAAGTCTTTTTTTTTGTGAACTTTTTTTTAAAAAGTCTTTTTTTTTGTGAACTTTTTTTTAAAAAGTCTTTTATAAATAGCTATATCTTATATCTTATTAAATAATTATATTTTATATAAAATATTATAATTGAATTTTTGACAACGTTAAAAAAGACAGGTAATCAGAGTGACCCGTTTTAAAAAAAATGAATCAATTATCTTGTTTATTTTTATCAGAGGATATTTTTATTATTAATATATGTAATGAATATAAATCCATTGGTGATCAAAATTTAGTAGAGGTGGTTAAAAATTGTATAAATTTTAATAAAAATCTTAATAGTAAAAACCCTCAATATTTATTAGATAATAATCGAGATAACAATCGAGATAACAATTGCAATAATAAATATAAAGGAATTGTTATTGTAAAGAATTTAGAAGATTTTTCTTCTGATTATGTTATAGTAAATTGTTTTATAAAATTATCATTAAATAATAAAACTTGTAAAAATTTTTCACAATTATCATTAAATGGTGCAAATGATGCAAATGATGCAAATGGTGCAAATGGTGCAAATGGTGCAAATGGTGCAAATGATGCAAATGATGCAAATGGTGCAAATGGTGCAAATGGTGCAAATGGTGCAAATGGTCAATCAGATTATGATTTTATGCAATTTTTAAAATTACAAGTACAAAAACATATGTTTAATACAAATATGGAATATTATAATTCTTTATTTGATGGAGATAAATATCATTATTGTTTAAATAGTTGTACAAAATTAGATTTTGATATTTTAGTGTATAATTTTTTACAAATTATGGATAAAGAAAGTATTGAAAATATAGAATTTATTTTGGCCAACACACACCACCCCATTTAGTACCACAGGCACCTAATATATCAGTCAAACATGTATTAGATCCAGTACAACATTTACAGAAAAAACTAACTTGTTTAGTACAATTAGGTGCGCATTTTAGTTTATCATATCCACAAACTCCACGATTGCCACATTTATAGGCCATTGCCCCAAGTAGCACGCCACTCTGTTCAATATCTGAAATAAGATTTTGAACAGTTTCAGTTTTACAATTTAGTTTACTATTTGTGGCATTGCAACAAACTTTGCTATTATTTAAAAGTCTTTCTCTTGGCTTTGGACAACTAGTTGTAAAACATGATTTTTTTTCTACAGTCATTCCATATGTACAGCATACTCCAGTTGAAAGATGTTGCTTATTTAAATCTTGATGCTGCTTTCCACTTCCATTTGCGGCTCCACTAGCTTTGCTACTAAGTTTGGCCGCACCGCTACCGCTACCACTACCACTATGGCCGCTACGATTACCCTTTTTGCTCCCTTTCTTACCTCCTCCACTTCCATCACTATTAATATTATATAATGGATTCATTGGATTTAAAACATGCTCAATTTTTAAAATAATATTTAAAAATTTTCCATCATATGGTAAAATGTGTTCTGCATTTTCTTCTGCATGTTGAATCTGTTGTTCCATTGGATCAATAATATTTTTTTTAAATTTTTGAACATATGGTTGAACATATGGCTTAATATAATTTTTATATATAGGATGTAGAAGAGATGCAAATTCTTGTTCATAGTTCATTATATCTTGTTCAAGTTCAGGAAGAAATTGATGCGTTTGATCCATAGCTTGATTTTTTTCTTCTGATAGTTCAGTTTTATTAGAAAATGTTGCAGTAACACTTCTACATGTTTCATTACAATATTTCCATGATTTTGTAGTAAGGCCAGATTTACAACATTTACCCATAATACTATGGACCCCATTAGTAATTGATCCTGTCATAGCAGATTTTTCCTCGGCAGCCTTCCCGCCACCCTTCCCGCCAACCTTTTGATTACTACCACTTTTAGCATCTTGAATTTTAGTATTATTTTGCAAATTAGTATTATTTTGCAAATTACTAGCTAATTGACTCCCTTTTACTGTAGTACATGTTTGATTACATATTGTATATTTATCACTTTGCCCACGCGCAATACCATGTGAGCAGCATTTACCATACTTTGTATTTGATCCAAATTTTGGACATGGTGCGTTACACCCACCAGATACAGTACCACCATTAGTACAACATGCACCATCTTTGCTTCTATAATATCCTTTTTTATTATTACAGGTTGTTGTATAGCATTTATGACTATTATTTAATCCATATGCGGCAGGACAGCATTTTCCATTTATTGTATATAATGAGTTTGGTTTAGCACATGTTTCTTTACAATAAATGCTATTAGTTGCTACACCATTTATACAGCACTTTCCATATAAAGATACCCCAGCATCTGGCTGATCACATATCATAGTCCTACATATAGTTGATACATTTTGAGCATTACCATTTATCCCATTTGGGCAGCATATTTGGCTTCCGGCAAATGTTGTAGTTATATTATTTGACCCATCAATGCATGATATATTACAAAATCTTTTATTTACAGTTGCACCATTTGTACAACATAAACCATTATTTGTATAATCAAAGTCTTCGCATACTTTTGTATTACAATATTTGCTATTTCCCGCTACACCATATTCACAACACCGCCCATTAAATGAATTTGTGCCTTTTTTACAAGGTTCATTACATGTCGCATCATTACGGGCTAATCCATTATTACAGCATACATCATCTAAAGTTCTTGTACCATCACAAGTTGACGATAAGCAATTTATCTTAAAATGTGTTTCACCATAAAGGCAACATACACCATTTATGACATCAGCTGTATTACATTTTGAATTAATACAATTTATTTTATTTGTCTTAGTTACTCCATTTATACAGCATATTCCATTTATATTTCTAGATCCTGTACTACAATTAGTCAAATAGCATTGCTTACCATATTTAGTTAATCCATAAGTGCAGTATCTTTGAGCTTGAGCCTGTACACCACTTTGTTCGCTTTTATTAAAATATATATATTTTAATAAAATCATAAAAACTAATATAATTATACAAATACTAACCACCACAGCTGTAATAATTGTATCGTTTTTTACCCATTTATGCTTTTTTATAATAATAGTTGTTGTTTTAACCATTTTTAAATGTATATATATTAAAATATATTAATTATTTATCATATTTAAATGCAATTTATCATATTTAAATGCAATTTATCATATTTGAATATTAATATTATTACTGCATATTCAAAACAGACGATAAGTAATGACAGAAGATAATAGGCGAAGAGAATTAATAGAAATACTAAGATTAGCATTAGCTGGAGATCTTGGTGAAGCTGAGGCAAATGCTATAGAAGCAAATGCTTTAGCAGAAAATGCTACAAGAAATATTGCAGAACTAGAAAGAATTGTAGCAGAACAAGAAATAACTGCATTAAATGCCAACAATATAGGCGCTGTGGAATTTGCAGATGTCACTGCTATAGATATTACAACTACTGCAGCAGATACCGCAAGGACTCCAACAGCAGATACCGCAAGAACTCCAACAGAAGCTGTACGCCAGTCCATACTTGCACATATTGAAAGCAGTAATGGAGTTAATACGTTAAGCGTATCAAATGGTCAAAATATTACGATTGATACTATTTATCCAAGCAGCTACTGCGGCATCTGCTTAGCCAATACACCGAATGCACTAATAGTAACAGATCAAACATCTTGTGGGCATATGGCTTGCAGTTCTTGTATAGGACAAATTATGGAAAATTACAATCTAGTTTGTCCAAACTGTAGAGCTTCATTTAATAGTATGGCACTTTTAACAAATGCAGGCACTATAGAGGTTCAAAGACTAGCGGGTCGGGTGCAGAGGTCATATGGGAGGTCAGTAAATTATCAACCAGTTAGGCAGCCAGCTATCCAACCAGTTAGGCAGCCAGCTATCCAACCAGTTAGGCAGCCAGCTATCCAACCAGTTAGGCAGCCAGCTATTCAACCAATTAGGCAGCCAGCTGGGCAATTTAGAAGATCTAACTCAGTAATACCAGCAAATTTAACAAATTATTATAATGCTACCGAAGCCAATACTGAAGAGAGTACTAGACTAGTATCTAATGAAACTAATGCACTGATTGTACACAATGATACTATATCTATAGGTTCAATTGTTATAGCTACTGCAAGTGGTGCAAGTGGTGTAAGTGGTGCAAGTGCTGCTATATCTGCCCCATCAGTACTTGTTTTAGTTTTAGATACAAGTAGTTCTATGAGAGGCCAGAGGCTCTCATATACAGAAGAAGGATTTAAAGAACTTCTTAAAAATTCAAAAGACACTAATGAAATAGTTTGCCTTATGTCATTTGCATCTGAAGTATACTATGAATGTGGTGCGGGACGAGTTACTGAGGAAAATTATCAAGATTATCTTAATGCGATTAACAGACTTTATGCAAGTGGTGGCACTCATTTAAGTACAGCATGTAATAGCATTAGGCCAATTTTAGAAGATATTACTGTGCAACTTGCTTATTTTGGACATCATTTTACTGTAGAAGATTTAAATGTTACAGTAGTACTTGCTACAGATGGAGAGCCTTCTAGTAGATTTGTTCCAGATGTAGACTGCATACGAAGAATAGGTGCTAATAAAATTGTTTTATTTACAGTTGGCGATGATTGTAATGCAACACCTTTGTATGATATATTAATTGCTGCACTTGGTGAAGGTAGCATAGTATATGAGCCATGCTCTAATCGCGCCGAGATTCTTAGAATGGCAGACTCTGTAATTCCATGTACTGGATATGCATATCCATCTATTCAAATAGACATAACTAATGCTACTTTTGCCATAAGTGGGACCAATTCTATTACATATCAGAATGTTGAAAATGGTTCAATTTTGACAGATCCATTTGAATGTGCTAATATTTCTAATATGACTTGCACTATTACCGCAACTATTGCAGCTACTGGTGAAGTTGTAGAAATTCCTACTCAGTCTATTGGCCCAAATGCTGGCCTTGAAAATGAAGGAATCAAAAAGATGATTACATCTAGATTCTTAGCTGCCAGAACTCTTGAAGATTATGATGCATTAACCACTATGCTAGACTCTGCCGGATGTATATATCCGGCGGACCCTGAACTCCGAGAAGGAATTGCTACAAGGCGAGCAAATTTAGTAGCTCAACAGTTAGGTGTAGCTCGTATAGTTACCACTGAGCAAAGAAATGCAGATTTAGGGGCTAGAAATTTTTCTTCTTCAGGTCGGGTATCATCAAGATCAGCAAGTGCTGAAATAAGTAATTTGGTTAGGCAAGCTTCTGCTCCAAATACTAACCAAGATGATCACACGCCCACCCTTGATAGGTTGGATGAATATGATGAGTTTGCTAGTGCAGATGTTGATGTTGATGTTGATGCAGATGCTAGTGCAGATGTTGATGAGTTTGCTAGTGCAGATGTTGGTGCTATTGCAGATGTTGATGCAGATGTTGATGCAGATGCTAGTGTAGATGTTGATGCTGACTCTATCGCAGATGCTATCGCAGATGCTATCGCAGATGCTAGTGCAAATGCTAGTGCAAATGCTGACTCTATCACAGATGCTAGTGCATAAATAGAGTTATCTTTACTTTTATTATTTCTTAAATTTAGTTAAAAATGGGTGCAACTCTAATGCAATTTATATTTTTTTTTATTAAATATAAAAAAAAATATAAATTGCATTAAAGGAGTTTTTTGGGTAAAATTATTTTAAAGACTTTATTATGCAATTCTAAAAATACTAAATGCCGCTGTTGATTGCCCAACTGTTGAATTAGCACCGCTACCAAGTGGAAACAGTGTGATGACACCACCTTGAGAACTTTGATTTTTCATTTCTAAAATATCCCCTACATTTAATTGAAGGATGCATACACCAATATCTTGTGCAGTGGCATTTGCCCCAAACCAAGCTCCTGGATATAGTACACCATTTATATATAATGCACAAGCATTTGGTTCTAGGGTATCAACTGTTTTAATTTCATAATAAATGCCAGCAACATCGCATTGTAATTCCCAATCAGAAATTATTGTAAAATTTAATATAGATCCAGTATTTTCAAAATGGACAGAATCACCAAGTGGGATTATCTGATTATTTGTAGAATATTTAAATGCATATGCTGGAATAAATGGACTAACAGGTCCAGTTGGACCCATTGGTCCAGTATCTCCAGTTGGTCCAGTATCACCAGTCGGGCCAGTATCTCCAGTTGGTCCAGTCTCTCCTTGTGGGCCAGTCTCACCCATTGGCCCAGTTGGTCCAGTTTCACCCATTGGCCCAGTTGGACCCTCTGCACCAGTTTCACCTTGTGGGCCAGTTTCACCTTGTGGGCCAGTCTCACCTTGTGGGCCAGTCTCTCCATGGCAGCCCTTTTCTCCATGGCAACCTCTTTCGCCATGGCACCCTTTTTCACCTTGAGGACCGGGAATTCCCTGATTTCCCTGAATTCCCTGCACACCTTGAATTCCTTGCAATCCTTGTGGGCCAGGTGGACCTTGACAACATTGACATTCGTCCTCGTGACATTCATCACACTGTGAATGATGATCAGACATTTTGAAAAAAAAATCAATAAAGAAAAATTAAAATTTATTAAAAATTAAGAAAAGAAAAATATATTATATTAATAAAAATATAAATAATTAATTAAATAATTAATTAAATATAAAAATTATATTTGTATTAATATAATATATTTTTCTTTTCTTAATTTTTAATAAATTTTAATTTTTCTTTATTGATTTTTTTTTTCAAAATGTCTGATCATGATAATGAGCCTCATTCACCAAATGCAAATGCAAATGCAAATGCAAATGCAAATGCGAATTCGAATGCGAATGCAAACGCTAATGCGAATGCAAACGCTAATGCAAATGCGAATGCGAATTCAACCACAGTTGAAGCTGGTAATACTATTCAAGTAAGTCAATCATCTGATGCTAATAATGTAACAATACATACTACATTTATAACAACTGACCCAGATTTAGATGTTCAAATAACTGAAAATTTAGATCAAGTGGTAACTACATATAATGATGAAACTACAAATCCCAATCAATCATTAATTAATGAAATTAGTTTATATGCTAGCCAAATAAAATGTGAATCATTTCATGGCAAAGGTAGTATAGATGATTATAATAATTTATTCACTGCTGCATCTAAAATTGCAACTGAATCACATCAAATGTCATTAAATATTGATGTTGATGGTTTTAATGAGTTTGGTGCTGCCGCTGATGAATTAAGTAAATTATTTACTAGTTTTACAATAAGACTACAAAATATTAATATAATAAATGATACAAATTTTTTACAAGCTGTTGCAAGTTCTTTACAAAAAATTGTAAATTTATCTAATGTATTTGGTACATTTAAAGAAACCATTTTAGCAACATCCACAATTCAGATTCCAAAATCAGCACATGATACTTCAGTTTTATTACAAAGTGTCTCAGCCGAATTAAATTGTGCAATGGGGTATATTTCATACTTTGTAGACTCAACTTCTGAAAAGCCACAAAATTCAGATTTATCGGAAGAAGAGCAGCAGGTAATTTCATCGGCAATTAAAACAATTGATGATTATAATAATTTATGTATTAATGGTGTATCCGTTGCATTAGAAAATAATGCAGATATTCAATATATTAATCAAGTAAATGCTGATTTAAAAACAAAAACAACTGCATTAAATTCTGCAGTTAGTATGTTAACTGCTAAATTTTCGCAATTATCTAATATTGGCAATAATTAATAAAATATTTTTATTAATATAAAATATTTTTATTAATATAATATATTTTTTTTTCTTTCTTAATTTTTAATAAATTTAATTTTTCTTTATTGTCTTTTTTTTTTCAAAATGTCTGATAATGCTAGTGCAGATGCTAGTGCAGATGCTAATGCAGATGCTAGTGCAGATGCTAGTGCAGATGCTAGTGCAGATGCTAGTGCAGATGCTAGTGCAGATGCTAGTGCAGATGCTAATGCAGATGCTAATGCAGATGCTAGTACAGATGCTAGTACAGATGCTAGTACAGATGCTGAGCATTTATCAAGTGCAAATGCTATTATTCAAATACTCCCATCAATTGATGCTAATAGTAATATAATTGCCCCAAAATTAGATGTTAAAATAACTAAAAAGCCACATGTACCTTTATCATCAATTAACGCAATTGATGATTATAAGCATTTATGGGGCGCTCGCTCAATTGGAAAATAATGCATTGACCACAGTGGCATTAATAATTGCCATAAATTTCATCATAAAATAAGCTAATAATATTATCAGGATGCATTTCTTTTTGAATTTTTTTCTCTCTAGATTTCCACATCCATTGATGAAATCTTCTTTTATATTTAATTAGATAAAATATAAATTTAAAGCTATATAATATATTATTAATATGATTAATATATAATATTGTAATATATTTATTTTTTGTTACTATATTATATATATGGCAATTATTATAAAAAGAAAAAGATTGTAAATTTGGTAATTTTGGAAATATAAAAATTTGATTATTGTCACAAAATAAATATTTTAATGAATTGGGCAATCTTGGTAATTCTATTATATTATTATAGCAACATGCTAATTTAGTTAATGTATTTGGCAATTTGGGAAAATATATAATATTATTATGATTACATATTAAGGTATGTAAGCAATCTGGCAATATTGGTAGCATTTTTAGTTTATTGCCGCAGCACCATAATTCTTCTAATGTAGGTGGTAATTTTAAAATATTTACTAAACAATTATTATTGCAATTTAGTTTAATTAAATTAGAATTGCACACATTTAAATATATAAATTTATTATTGCTAATATCTAATTCTATTAATGTAGGGGGTAATGTTGGCAACTCTGCTAAATTATTGTTATTAAATTGCAGAATTTTTAAAAATAATGGCAATTTTGCGATATTATAAATATTACTATTACTAAGATCTAATATAGGGAAAATATTAGTAATAGTATGGCGTTTTTGTAAATTATATTTCTTTTTATGCATTAACATAAAAAATAATAAAAAATAATAAAAAATAATAAAAAATAATAAAAAATAATAAAAAATAATAAAAAATAATAAAAAATAATAAAAAATAATAAAAAAAGATAAATATATATATCTTTATTTTTTTTTTTTAAATGGCCTGCATTTGCTATTTATTTCCATTAATGAGTAAAAAATCTTGCAGTGTGGCAAACACAGAAGCAAATACAGAAGCAAACGCAGAAGCAAATGTGGACATGGTAGATATAAATACTAATAAAATTTATTATGAATTGCTTATAAGTATTAGAAATTATGAAGTATTATCTATGGATGATTTATATTATATAGATACATTGCCTAAATGTAATTTAATAGAAATTATCAAAATATATAATTTGCATATGACAAATATAAATGAATTAATAAAATAATATTAAATATTAAAATAATATAAATATATAAAATATAAAATAATATGGAGTTAGGAAGAATTAATTTGATTAGAACAAGCAATTTGTCCGATTTGCAGGATAGTAATTATTTAGAAAATTTAATAATAGCATTAGGATTTAATAATGAAATTTTAAGAGAACAGCCTCAGGTTGTTAGAGATAATGGTGGCGGATTATTAATATGGCAATACCCTAATCAATTTTCAAAATATCTTTGTCTATTAAGTCAGTTTCAAATTCAATCTTATCTTGAAATTGGTTGTCGCTGGGGTGGAACATTTGTATTAACAAATGAATATTTAAAAATGTTTAATAATATGAATAAAAGCAGCCTTGCTGTGGATATTATAGATTCGCCCGTTTTAGATTATTGTATGTTAAATGATGAGGCCCAATTTGTAAAAATGAATAGTCAAACTAGAAAATTTAAAAATTTTATAAAAAATACTCATTTTGATTTAATATTTATAGATGGTGATCATAGTTATAATGGTGTAAAAAATGACTATGAAATCAGTAAAAATAGTGGTAGTATATTTGTATTTCATGATATAGTAAGTGATGAATGTCCTGGTGTAGTACAATTTTGGAATGAATTAAAAGCCAACAATGGTAATATATATACATTTTTTGAATTTGTAGATCAATATAAAGATGTTTGGGATAGAACACATCAAAATTTTTTAGGAATTGGTGTAGCGGTAAAAAAATAAAAATATATTTAAAAAATAAAAATATATTTAAAAAATAAAAATATATTTAAAAAATAAAAATATATTTAAAATGTATTAATAATTTCATCATAATTAATTTCAATAATAAATGCCTTTTTATCATTTATTCCAATAGATATAAAATATCTGCCATTAAAGTGGCTTAATGAGCATATAAATTCTATATATGTATGAGTAAAAAATGAAAACTCTTTAGATACCGTTATACAATTTGATTGAATATTAAATATCATCCATCTATGGGTCTTTGCCCCTTTATGTATTAAAAATAACCTTTCATCTTCACCTAATGCAATAAAATTAATGCCATTAATGCCATTAGTAGATCCATGATATCCATCTACCTTTTCTCTTAATTCCTCATCGATATTAATTTCTATTAAATTGCTATCATCATCAGCAGCGCGCTCCACCTCCTCTATAGATTTTATAATAAAAGGAGATACACTATATATAACTTTAAACTTGCCATCTTTATCAAGATATGGCATCCAATTTTTTTCCATATTATTAGGCTTATAATTAACAAAATTAGATACTAAATTGCCACTTAACTCTGCAGAGAATATAGATGGGTTTCCTTGTATATTAAGTTCAGGTACAGTTGCTAAAATTTTACCATTATCACAAAACCGTATGTCTTCTATGCCCGTCCAATATGTATTATATGTGGGAAGATTGTAATTTACAGATAATAAATTACAATCATAATCTTCTATATCTAATTTATCATTTTCAGTTAAGGTACCATTTAATATATAATATATAGAATTTGATTTATTTTCATAAAGAGAGCTAATATAACCAGAAGGGCAAATTATTGAATTATATTTTGGGGAAAATACCGTTTTCTCATAATTTACACATCTAATTAATATTGTTACATGGCCATTAGGATTGATATATAATGATGGATTCATTTCATGATAACTACCATATTTATTATATTTATCAATTAGGCAAATTGGTGGTAAAAAAATTGGAATAATATCTTTTTTTGGAAAAATCAGCATAGTATTATAATTATTATTATAATTAGTATTATAATTAGTATTATTATTATAATTAGTATTATATTTAAATAGAATAGTTGTCAAGTGAATAATCAATTTCTCCCAATAATCTAATTACTTTTGCATGATCAGCATTAAAATTAGATCCAATTTGTGTATTTGTACCTTCTTGTATAATTAACCATGGAAAGTAGCAATAAGAAGTACCTAGTGTTTGAAATCTAGAAGTCATCCAATCACTCATATAATAATTATTATAATATGAACTTAAAATCCACTCTGCTCCTTTTTTTGATATAATATATCCGCCACATAAATATTGCAAATTATTAATTGTACACTCCCATACATTTTTATTTGCCATTTCTTCCGATCCATTTAGAAGAATTAAATCCCAATTTGGATGATCAAATTCTTCTAATTTTTGTTCCCAATTTTTATCAAAACAGGCATCATCTTCCAACACAAATGCATATTCTAAATTATTTTCTAGAATGTGTTTATATATATTAATATGTGACTGGCAACATGCTTTTTGCACAATGCTTAAATTTGAGACAAAATTATCAGTTGGAGCAGTAGATGCAATCCATCTAGTTACATCTAGATTAAATTCACTAAATCGCCTCTCCATAGATTCCCATCTAACATGAGCATCTTCTAGAGAAATACAAAATGTATTGCTTTTGTTAAAGTTAAATTTTTTAGACATTTTATTATATATGTATTATAATAATTTTTAATTGAATATTTATTTTTTTTAATTATTTAATATAAAATTATTTAATAAATATATAAATATAAAAACATTTAAAAAGATGTCATTAAATCTTCAAAAATATAAAATTCCACGAGGCGGAGAGGCTTTAAATATATATAATAATCCTAATACCTCATATAAATTTTTAATTATATTCTTAGATATAACAGAATGTGTATCTGATCCTAATCCAATTAATCCATTTCCACTAGACTCACCAGTTACTTTAAATTTAAATTTTACACCCCCAGATGGATTTATACTTAAGGTGCAAATAGCATCAGCGGAGCAAGATGCTATTATAAATACTAATACTAGTATTCTTTTAACTATAAATTATTGTAGCGGTAGTAGCAGCTTTATCCCTATTCAAATTTTATCAGCAGATAAAACTCCTGGCAACAATTGTGTTTTTACTTATTTTAATAATGCATGGACATATACCGATTCAGAAGAATTAATTCAAAATGTATTAACTAATTTAGCTAGAGGAGATGTCCCATCTAATGAAAATCCACTTTCTACAAGCAATACAGTAGGTGATATTATTAAAGATATTTTAAGCCAATATTTAGATACTGATAGTAGTACATCATCAACCCGCAAATTTGTAAATTCTCGAGCATTGCCATATTCTGAGCCCGTACCAAATACATTATCTTCTGGCTTAATTTCAACATTAAGCGGGCTCCCTAATGATTTATATAATGTATTAGATGTTGCATCTAATCCAAATATTAATGACCCAGTTAAAAATAAATTAGGAGATAATAGATTAATAACTACAGAATTTAATGATTATTTAAATTATTTTATTACAGAGCTGAAGGAAAATCCGGATTTTATTTCATCAGTGGCTAATCAAATTGTTACTCAATGTAATTTAAATGATATTGTTTTAGAAGTTGGATCAATAATAACATTGACTTACCCAAAATTTCTTAGACAATCATCACCATATCTTTCTTTTATCATTCCTGCCAATTCGGTAGAGAATGATATCTCTATTGATGCTATTGTTTTAAATACAGGATCCCAAATAACATTTTTGGGATCAAATATTGTCCCAGTAAGTATTCAATCTTTGATAATTACATATGAAGGGACAGCATACTATAATGAATCATTTAGTACAGGGTTATTAGGACCACCATATGCACAACCATACATATACACATACACATTTACTATTAGTACATCATCTACAGATGATTTTAACTTTTCTAATGGTGTATCATTAAGAGGAATTTATATGATAGATGTAAATGGAACACTTGTAAAAAATACTCAGACATCTCTAGCAAATAATACTATTACATATACTCTACCTAGTGATGATACTAGTGGGGCACCAATACCATTAATTAATTTACCATATTTTGTATATATATTATATAATGATAAGATATATTATAATGGAGAAGTTGGTATTTATATAAATGCAGAAATTCCACCTGCAATATTACCACCAGCACCCGCACCTACACCATATTTAGGATCATATGAATTTTCAATATTTGGAAATATAATTAGTGATAATTTACAAGATAGTGTAATTAATAATGATTTAACCGTTACTTCTAATACATTAATAAATTTTACAATTACTTCTTGTGATGCTATATTTAATGATAATATTTCTGTGTATACATTTCAATTAGCTATTTTAAATTCTGGCAATTTAACTACAATTACAGATATAACACCATATACAATAGATTCAACATTAAATACAGCAAATTTTGTATTGTATGGGTATGATAAATTACCAATTAATCCGAACTCACCATATGAACTAGTTGCAATTATAACCCAATTTAATCCGCCTAATAGTACATACCCAAATGGCTATTATACTTCAGTATATACTAGCAATCCGGTTAATTTAACTGTAATTGCAGCTGATAATGAACCAACTCCATTAATAAGCTTTGTTAGTAATGATTCAAAATATTTATTCCCATTATATGATTTAGTTGCAGTGCAAGGAGATACTATTAATTTTTATATATATTCAAGAAAAAAATTTATAAAAAATGTAATATATTTTAATGGACAAGAACTTACTGCATATACTCAGACAGATAGTAATAATACATATAGTGGAGGTAGCACAAGTTATATAAATTATAATATGACATTAGAAAATGAATTATATCCATTATATATATATTATGTGGCAATTCCAATAAAATTGACATTGCCAGCATCTTTACCAACTTCAGTTTTTCCTCCTACTTTAGATGCTATTGGGACAAGATATTATATAACTGTAGCAACTACTATATTAGATGATGATGAAAAGGCATATTCGACATATTACTCAACAGAACAATTAACTTTACATTTACAATTACGGACAAAACTTACTGCCCATGGGTATTTAGTAAATGGAATTGTAACACCATCTGTAATAAATAATGGTATTAAAAATTTTGCAGCAAAGGATGTAAATGCATTTGCAACTATAAATGGATTAATTATCCCTCCAGATAATTCATTATTTTATTACAAAACATCAGATAATAATTATAGTGGATATTTTTATGTAAAAACAGGTAATACAGTTTTATATGAGACGCCATCACCATCAGAGTCATTATATTGTTTTCAGGGACAGGGATATGGCACAATTGTTACGCCAATTGCACCAACATCATATCATACAATTATTAATAATATGGTAAATTATTTTATTAAAATGGCTATTCAATTTGGATTTATATTTAAATCTGAAATTGAGGCATATGAAAATAATAATTTTAATCAAGAATATTTAAATATTCAAAATTTAATAAATTATATTGAATTATCAACAAGAAATACATATCTATGTGGAAAATATACAACAAATGTATATATTGTTGGAAATTCAATTCCAGTAGGAACTAGTTACTATCCAAATGATGTAAAATATCAAAGCCCAACAGGTAGTATACCTGATAAACCAAATCCCGATGTCAATGGGTTGATAGGGGGAAACACTGGAGCTACTGGAGGAATATCTTCATTATATTATAATGGCTTAAATGGGCCATATTGGGGAGTTACTGGAGATATGAGCTTAATAGGAGATACAGACCAAATAACTACACCAACTAATTGGACAAGTGATCCACCGACATTACCAAAACTACCTCTTACAACCACTGCAAATAATTTTAAAGGATATAATTCGATTACTGCATTAAATGCAACTTTGCTTAAATATTCTCAGCAACTTAACTATTGCTCAAAAAATATTATCATTATCCCGGAAGATTATGTAGGCTATGGGCTGATAAATGGGGCAAATACTGGTGCATGCTCACAACCAGATTATATATTAACAATTCATTTAAATACATATGGTATCTATGATAGTACTACAAATGGCAGTAATGGGTGTACAAATACCCAATCTACATTAAATGGCTCAACAATTTCACCAGGTAGTGAAATTAATATTATTAACAATTCTCCAAATGCAATTGTTAAAGTTATATCATATAACCTTGCTACAAACCCACCAACTCCATTAATTATTAATTTAGGAAATACCACTATGGATTCTTTATATATTAAAGCCACAGATAGTATGCATTTAATATTTGGGGGTAGTACATGGGGCATATTATAATAAAATTATATAAAATTATTAAATTTAATATAATATAAATAAATACATTAATTTTTTTTCCTAAAAAATATGTCAAATAATAAATTTATATCAAGATCTTTAATAGATGTAGAAGTAATTAGATTAGTGAATAATGATATTGCATCTGGATCACCTTCTGGAAATGGTACGGGATATACAGGGGCACAAGGAGTAACTGGGCCAACTGGACCATATGGTGGACCAATTGGAGCAACTGGCTCAACTGGAGCAACTGGAGCAACTGGAGCAACTGGAGCAACTGGAGCAACTGGAGCAACTGGAGCAACTGGAGCAACTGGCTCAACTGGAGCAACTGGAGCGGCTGGAGCAACTGGAGCAACTGGAGCAACTGGAGCAACTGGAGCAACTGGAGCAACTGGAGCAACTGGAGCAACTGGAGCA